GTCGTAAGCGAGCCCGCGAAGTTTTGCAATCAGTCCAAGAAGCGACGGATCATTGACTGACATGCTAGCGCGCACATAATAGGCCTCGATCGGTCGGAACGGAAGGACGACACCAAGATATAAAACCTGGCCGCCATCTCGGTCGTAGAGCTTCCCATCGTGAAAGTAGAACCTGAGCGTTTTCAAAAGCGGAGAAAGAGCAACATCTGACTTGATGAAATGACGCTGAAGAATCTTGGGTCCACGCCACTTGAGACCCCCCTTGTCGTTAGGGACGGAGAGGAGGGGATCACCGCCGTTCTCATCGCAAGCGTAGAAAACATACGAGTCGCTCATCTTGAGGTTCAACCCCAGGCGTTCGGTCAGCCACTTATTTAGGGCAAGAGGCTTATCACCGTGGGCCCTCTGCTCCCAAGGAATTCCCGTGACGTACTCATAAACGTACCAGGGGAGTGAGGCAATCGTATCGTCTCCGTAAATCCAAGCATATTCCAAATAGCCCCTCCACATGGCGGCCTCAGTGTACATGCGCCTCTTCTCAAGATCCCAGAAGACCCAAACATGCCAAGCGCGAAGAGCAATCTTGACGTAGAGGGTATCGCCAATCGACGTATAAAACTCCCCTGAGAACATCTGGCCAATAACCATGAAGACCTGGCGAGCAACAGCCTGTAAATACTTCGAAGTTCCTGTATCTACGGTCCACTCCAAAAACCAGAGCATGCGAGCCCAAGTATCGGCCGTGGTGTCGTAGAAGAAAGCCGGGAAGAAGAGGATCAAAGCAAGAAGTTGAGGTCGCTCAGTGAAGTCGAGGCTGCTAAAGTCGGTCTCAAGCACGAAATGATTAGCCCAGTCTCGAGTGAGGTCATCGTAGAGGAATTGCATCCCACCAGCAGTCTTCGACCACCCAATTAAGACTCCGCGTTTGAGAAAGAGCTGTTGGGCGCATGGAGAGTAGATAAGGTGGTCGATGAGGAACTTGTACATGGTGCAAACGAATATCAGCCGAACTTTATCCGGGTCACGCGACGGATCGGCTATCTCGGGCTTAACGAACAAAGCAACGAGCTCCTTCCTCTTGATCGCACCGACATAATGCTTAGCGCCCGTAACTCGCATCTTCTTCAGCACAGCCTGGTGCTC